AACTAAACAATTCTTAGTCTCATAAATACTTTTATGAGTAAATTAGAAGAAAAGGTTAATGAAATATTAGGTATTGAATCTAAACAACCTGTTGAACAAAAAGAGTTTAAACCTTTAGTTCCTCGAAAAGAAGAAAAAGATAAAGCCGACATTGAAAACGACTACAAGTATAGTAGAGAAAATTACTATAATCTAATAGAGCGTGGACAAGAAGCAATACAAGGAATACTTGATGTTGCGAAAGAAGGTCAACACCCTAGAGCTTATGAGGTCGCTGGTGCGTTAATTAAAAACGTAGCAGATACAGTAGATAAGTTACAAGACTTACAAAAGAAACTAAAAGACTTAAAAGAGTTACCTAAATCCGCAAATCCCCAAATTAAAAATGCTTTGTTTGTAGGTTCTACAGCAGAGTTACAAAAAATGTTAAAAGGAAAAAATGATGAAGTTATTGAAGGCAAAACACGAGAAACTAAAAGCGTTTCCGAAACTAAAGAAACAGATATTTCAGATAAGTGATCTGGCTTACATAAAGTATTACGAACAACACGGTGTCTATAATTTAGGTACTGATAAAGGATTTGAAATGGTTGACCCTATATTAGTAAACAAACATACTGTATCCGAGGTGTCCAGATATGGTGCAAATGGTAGTAAATACTTTGAAAAAGAATATTCTGTCGTAAGAGGCAATCAAAGAGTTACACTTGCTAAAAAATTAGGTTATACACACATAGAAGGAGTTTTATTACCAGAATAAAATGACAGATGCGTATTTAGGAAATCCCAATCTAAAAAAGGTTAATACTCCACAAGAGTTTACAAAAGAACAAATTTTAGAATATCAAAAGTGTAGCGATGATCCGATATACTTTATGGAGCATTATGTTCGTATTGTATCTTTAGATCACGGTTTAGTTCCTTTTGAAATGTATGATTTTCAAAAAAAGATTGTTCGTACTATACACGATAATAGATTTACAATCTGTAAGTTACCTAGACAATCAGGTAAATCAACAACAACAATTTCTTATCTATTACATTATGCGCTGTTTAATCCAAACTCAAACATTGCCATATTAGCAAACAAATCATCTACTGCTAGAGATATATTAGGACGATTACAACTTGCCTATGAAAATTTACCTAAGTGGTTACAACAAGGTGTTATAAACTGGAACAAAGGTTCAATAGAGTTAGAAAATAAATCTCAAATTATTGCTGCTGCTACTTCTTCATCTGCTATTCGAGGAGGTTCATATAACATTATATTCTTAGACGAGTTTGCTTTCGTACCTGTAAATATTGCTGAAATGTTTTTTAGTTCAGTTTATCCTACTATATCTTCAGGTCAAAAAACTAAAATGATTATTGTATCTACACCACACGGAATGAATCATTATTACAAATTATGGGTTGATGCAACAAATAATAGAAATGATTATGTTCCAATAGAGGTTCATTGGTCAGAAGTTCCTGGACGAGATCAAGCTTGGAAAGAGATGACAATACGTAATACGTCAGAGGAACAGTTTCAAACAGAATTTGAGTGTGAATTTTTAGGATCAGTTGATACTTTAATATCTTCTGCTAAAATAAAAACACTTACATATTTAAATCCTATTCAATCTAAAAATGGATTACAAATGTTTAGAAAACCAGAGAAACATAAAACTTATGTATGTACAGTAGATGTGGCTCGTGGTACAAATAAAGATTACTCTGCATTTATTATCTATGACGTGTCTAAAATGCCTTATGAGGTAGTTTGTACATATAAAAATAATGAAATCAAACCTTATGTTTTTCCAAATGTAATAGAACAAACTTGTAAAGGATATAATGATGCACATATATTAGTGGAAGTAAATGACTTAGGTCAACAAACAGCTGAGGCTTTACAATTTGAATTAGAATATCCAAATGTATTAATGACAACTCAAAAGGGACGAGCTGGTCAAATACTAGGAGCGATGTTTAGTGGTAGAGGTACCTCAATGGGTGTACGTATGACAAAACAAATAAAAAAGGTTGGTTGTTCGAATTTTAAGACGCTTGTGGAGGGTGATAAGGTAATAATCAATGACTTTAAGATCATTGAAGAAATGTCAACGTTTGCAAGACGAGGTAATAGTTGGCAGGCAGAAGAAGGAACAAATGATGACTTAATTATGTGTTTGGTTATCTTTGGTTGGTTATCAAATCAACCTTATTTTAAAGAATTAACAAACTCAAACGCTCGTGCAATGATGTATAGAGAACAAGAAAAGTTAATAGAACAAGATATGGCTCCATTTGGATTTGTAGATGATGGAGTTACAAACACACCTGAAAATGAGGAAACAATAGATGAATATGGTACAAGGTGGATACCAGTGGTTCGTAAGGGATTATAGTCTAAATTAAGGGTATTATAAATATCACTAGTAAATGAATTTTAACTATGGGCGTATGAATAATACGAATTTTGATTATTAAAAATGCAATTAGCTAATTAAAAAGGAGAAACAACCTATGGCATTTCAAGTATCACCAGGTGTTCTCGTACAAGAAAAAGACTTAACTAGAATAATACCTGCGGTATCAACTTCGATCGGTGCAGTTGCTGGACAATTTGCAAAAGGTCCTGTTGATGAAATCGTAAGTATTTCAAGTGAACAAGAATTAGTAGATACATTTGGTAAACCAGATTCAAACACATTTGAATACTTTTTTACCGCTGCTAACTTCTTGGCATATTCTAACGCTCTTAGAGTAGTACGAGCAACTAACACGTCTCTAACAAACGCTAATTCATCAGGTTCTTCTCAACTTGTGAAAAATTTAGATGATTATGAGAATAATTATGCTGATGGAAGCGGTAACGTAGGGACTTTCATAGCTAGAACTGCAGGCGCATGGGGAAACAACTTATTAGTTGCAACCTGCCCAAGTTCAACAGCTTATGAACAAACATTATCAACAGGTAACCAAGTTGCTTCTGCAGGTGCAGTAGGCGATACAACAGTTACTATTGATGATGCAGATTTAGCGGACAACGTAGTCAACGTAGGAGACATTGTACAGTTTTCAACAACTGCCGATGCGACTGACTTTGATGACGGTGACTTTTATAGAATAACAGCTGTTAATACATCTACAAACGTTATTACAATCGTTCAACACCCAAGAGGTGCTGGCGGTTTGAAAAGAGTCGTAGATGATAATAGTAGAATTAAAAGAAGATGGAGATATTACGATCAAGTTGATGGCGCTCCAGGAACTTCAGCATACGTATCTGATAGATCAGGTTCAAATGATGAAATCCACGTAGTAGTCGTTGACGAAGATGGTGGTATAACTGGTACACCAGGAGAAGTGATCGAATCATTCTCTAATCTTTCAAAAGCTGCTGATGCAAAAACTCCACAAGGAGACACAAACTATTACCCAACAGTAATTAAAAACAAATCAAGTCATATTTACTGGATGGACCATAATACAAGTGGATCAAATTGGGGAAATAATGCTGCTTCAACGGCGTTTACTGTAGTACAAACACCAACAAGTGAATCACTATCTGGTGGTTCTGATGGTACGGCTGTAACTGCAGGTCAATTAAACACAGCTTACAACAAGTTTGCTGATGCTGACACAGTAGATGTTGGTTTAATTATGGCTGGTAAAGGCGATGCAACTCACGCTGATAATATAATTACTATCGCTGAGAATAGAAAAGATGCAGTCGTTTTTGTATCACCAGAAAGAACTGATGTTGTTGATGTTACAAATTCTGAAACACAAACACAAAACGTTATTGATTTCTTTGATAGCGTTAGATCATCTTCATATGCAGTATTCGATTCAGGATACAAATATATGTACGATAGATATAATGATGTTTACAGATATGTACCATTAAACGGTGATATCGCTGGATTAGCAGCAAGAACAGATATTACAGCTGACGCATGGTACTCACCTGCTGGATTTAACAGAGGTGTTATTAGAGGCGCTGTAAAACTTGCTTTTAACCCAACAAAAGCACAAAGAGATAGATTATATCCAAAAAGAGTTAACCCTGTAGCTACATTCCCTGGACAAGGTACTGTACTATTTGGTGATAAAACTGGATTAACTTCTCCATCTGCATTTGACAGAGTCAATGTAAGAAGATTGTTTATCACTTTAGAAAAAGCAATCTCTACTGCGGCTAAGTTCCAATTGTTTGAATTCAATGATGAGTTTACTAGAGCTAACTTTAGAAATATCGTTGAACCATTCTTACGAGAGGTACAAGGACGTAGAGGTATTACAGACTTCTTAGTCGTGTGCGATGAAACAAATAACACAGGCGAAGTAATTGATAGAAATGAGTTTATAGCAGAGATTTTTGTTAAACCTGCTAGAAGCATTAACTTTATCACTTTACAATTCGTTGCAACTAGAACTGGAGTGGCCTTTGAAGAGGTCGCTGGAGCATAATAGAAAAGAAGGAGTAAACAATGCCAAATATAAACGACTTCAAAGCTAAACTTGCTGGCGGCGGCGCAAGATCCAATCAGTTTAAGGTTACAATGCCTTTTCCTGGTTACGCACAAGTTGGCGGAGAAATAGAAGACCTAGCATTCTTATGTAGAGCAACATCAATTCCACCTATGGAAGTTGGAGTTGTTAACATTCCTTTTAGAGGAAGAACCATTAAGATTGCTGGAGATAGAACAATCGGTGATTGGTCTATTACTGTATTAAATGATACAAACTTTAAGTTAAGAAATGCTTTCGAAAGATGGCAAAACGGTATCAACAATATGACTGATAACGAAGGCTTAACTAATCCAGTTGATTATCAAGTGGATGCGTTTGTAGATCATTTAGATAGAAATGGTAATACAATTAAATCATATACGTTAAGAGGGGCTTTCCCAACAGCAATAGCAGAAATTCCATTAGATTATGATGAAAAAACTGTTATTGAAACTTTTGAAGTAACTTTTAACTAT